AAAAGCAGAAAAGGCGTAGAAACAATGGTAGAACACGCGGAAGTAACAGCAGTCAAGATGACCGAAAAGCCGGAAGAGAGAGTGGAAAGCAGATCGGACAATGTAGGAGTAGCAGGGGGATTCGTAGTAAGAAGCTGCAAAGGAATCATAGTAAACACCTCACATTAATAGTTGATAGAGACGGAAAACAAGAACTAAAACCGCTAATGAAGCAGCTAAAGACAGAGGGAAAGTAGAGAAAAAAAGGTTGGTAAAAGACAAAAGAGCGGAAAAAAGAAAATCAAAAATAGCGGTAAGGTCAGACATAGAGCATCACCACGGTTTGAAAAGAGAATAAAGGAAACGCATAAAAGCGCCAAAAGTAACAATGCACATAAGAAAATAACAAATATACTCAAGAGGGTTATCAGTGGGAACGCCCTGCATGAGTTGAGTAAAAAGTTCATACAAAAACAATCACCCCCTCGAATCCGGGAAAAAATAACGAATCACGAACATACAACCAAGGATAGCAAGCAAAGCGAGGCATACAACAAAAAGAGGATTATAGAGCCCTTGAAGGAAATCGCGCAAAGTAGATTGAGCATTATTAAAATCATCGTGAAAAGTAGTAATCAAAGTATAAAGCTGCTGAAGCTGCTCATAACACAACCGACCATAATAATCAGAATTCATAAAAAACTACCTCTTAAGAACGATACCACGAATAGCTACAATAAGCAGGCAGACGGCAAGGAGCACACCAAATAAAGAAACATCATCAGTGACAGAAACACCCTTAAGATAAGCCCAAAAGCCGGAAAGAAAAGCAGGGAGCCAAGAGAAAGAAAGAATATCCATATCAGTTACGCCCCACAAGCAGAAGAATCACAGATAAAGAAATACCGAGACCAGCAAAAGCTAAAAGAGGTGTTGGAAGATAGCCAAGAACAATAGTAATATAAGAGACGAACTCAAAAGCAAGAGCAACCAGCTGAACAATACCAGAAATAAGGTTAATAAGCAGCTGAAAAACGGCAACAATAGCATTAGATATACCAGCTAAAAAATCAAGCATAACTAATCACCCTTATCCCGCCTATTATGAGATACACGGACAGCAGCAGATACACCACGGCCAATAGAGAGCATAGCAATACCGAGCATAAGAGACAAAACAATAGCTTGAGTTGGGGAGTTGTTCCAAATCAGCATAAAAACATTGGTAACATAGGATAGACCAGCGGCAGCATCATCCCAGCCATCAAGACCAAAAGATATATTAGATTTATAGGTGTTTATATTCTGCCAAAGTTGCTGTTCTTGACCGGACTGCTGACCACCAATATTATTAAGTTCATCGGTTTTGCCCGATTGATCGGGGTTAATACCCGAAGCAAGAGAATTATCTTCTATCAAATAGAGATATGCGCAGCCATAACCGCCGGAAGAATCAAGACCAATCCAGACATCGCCGAAAGTAAGACCACCAGCAGGCACATCAATAACAGCTTTATAGCGATTAGCATTGCCAAATTTACCAAGGAATTTGAAATCAGTAGCAGCGACGCCCAAAGAATCATTAACGGTAGGAGTAGGAGCATTGCTCTCAAACATGAACCCCCAGCCAGAAGAAGGTAAAGAATGAGCACTGTCAATATTAACAAGTAAGGCATAACGACCAGCAGGGATAAAAGTATTAAGGTAACGGCTATCAGTGTTAGAGAAAATAACAAGAGAACCGGAAGAAGCAATCATGCCGGGGTAAGTATCGGAAGTCGTACCATCATAATGGAAAGAATCAAAACAATAAAGGGCATCATCCGTGTTAAAACCCTTGTCACGGTCAAAAAGAGTATTAAGTTTATCTAAAATAGTATCGAGTTTTGAATTGAAAGAAGCCAAAGAAGGGCCATCACTAGAATGATAGAGAGTGCCAGGGCTAACATTAAAATCACGCCGGACAACATAACCCGGATAAGTACCAGTACCGCCAGCAGCAGCGGGAGACCACATAAGGGTATAATCAACAGCATAATGCAAGGTAACGGAAGACATATCTTGTTGAAAATATACCCAGATACGATTGTTACCCTCAAGAGCAATATCCGCGCCATCATAAGAAGCACCATCAGTATGGATAACTTCAAAACTAGATACATGGGTAGCATTCGCAGAAACCTGAGAACCGGAAGAGTTATAAAAAATAGTAGTAGGAGTAGTAATAGTTAAATCAAAATACCACTTTTGACCTGCCTTAAAATTACCATTATAAGTAGTAGTATAACCCCGTGTGCTACTAACAGTAGTACCAAATGGACAATATAAGGAATCAGCACTAGCAGGAAGAACACATAAAGCGCCTATGACTACCATGCAAAATAGTAACCACAGGCGCTTCATTGCAATCACCTACATAAAAACAGATATTTCTATCCACAGCCCATTTCTATCCACAGCCCAAGGGAAGAGGGCTGACAACAAAGAAAAACTAACGTGTAGCAGGAGTAACAAGTTCGAGCTTGCCAAAGCGAGAGATCATGTAAAGTTCAATCTGTGTACCCGGCTGGTAGTCACGGTCAAAAGACTTTACTTCAAACAAAGAGCCATCATCAAGCGGAATCCATACACTGCACCAATGGTATCTAGTACCATCTTTTCTATTACCCTCATAAACGCGGCTAGCAATAACATTAAAAGTCACTATAAATCACCTCCAAATGACTACATACATATACTAACACATAGGGGGGGGGGTACGTCAACGGCAAAAAAAGCCAAATTAAAACGGGTCATTATGTGCAAGATGATTATCCACATTGCGCATATCATTTACAGCTTGTTGGAGCCGTATTAAATTATCATGAGCTTCTGCCAACTCCTGCGCCATGGTATCACGTCTATCATAGATACGAGACTTGATATAATTAGATATAACCATAGTACTATTATCATCCAGCAGATCAGACCATTCCGTATGAGCATCATCGCAATAATCGAGAAACTGCGAGAAACTATATATATTATTATCGCGTATGTATTTACGCATTTTGCGCAACATCTCATGCCGACAAATATTAGTAACTTTAAGGTACTCGGAGCAGTCAGCACCGCCAAAAGAACGCATATCCGAAGCAGAATACTGAACCTTTTCAGGGTTATCCATATGGAGAAAATAGCGAACCTGACCGCGAGCATTATTGCATATCTGAGGAATAGTACCATTAAGCAAGTTTTGAGTTATAGCAGAAACCTGCTCAAAAGATTTATGACCAGGGAAAAGAAGCAAAACATGATGATGAGGCTTTTTAGGTTCCCCATCGGGGTTTAAATCCCTATCATGGAGCGGAGAGACAACAGCCGGAACGTGCAGACCGTCCAAAAGTTCAGCCCAATTTGTAGGCGCGGAATCTGGATAGAGGATAAACACCCAATTACGAGCGCGACCATCTTTAGCAGATGCAGACATAATATAATAACTCCTATCATTTGTGGCCAATGGCCAATGGCCACCCTGGGGGTGTCGTAGTACCCCCAGGGGTGCGCGGCTGGTTTTAGGCCTATTTTTTAGGGGTTGACTATTTTCCAATTTCGTGATATGGTAGATTTACAGTAATCAATAGTCAACCTGGGCCGCTCTGCTACCAACAGACGGCCTATTTTTTTTATGTACAAAAAGCAAATAGAAACAGAACTGTGCAACTGTACCAAACGGCAACAGCTGCGCGGATGCCGACAAGAGTATACTAACCCTCAAGCGCGGGGGCATCCTTGCGCAATTCTGGGGCTACAGCCCCAGCCCCCGGAGCGGGAGCATCAGGCATAATAAAACACTTATCTTGATAATAAGACCACACAGCGCGCCGAATTGCAGCAGAATAGGGGATGCCGTTAAGCTCACGCATAGCGCGGAGACAATTAAGAGTTACGTCATCAACAGTTATAGTGATTTTTTGCATTATGAACACCTCCAGCTACACTATACCATACTAATACATATTATGCAATACTAATGAGCAAAAAAATCATCTATATCTTGATTAAGACTTTCCTCTATTTCCTCTTGTGTCGGCATTTCAGGGGCATCCCATAATTTTTGTATCTTTTTGAGTTTACGCCTGCCAACGTGGGCGGCAACCGTCAAATGTACGTTAGCACAAAAATCCTTGAGCAGATGAAGCCAGACATAACCACGAGACGGCAGAGGACCACCAGAGGGACAGACAGGCCAAGGGGTTGACGGCTCCGGCAAACGTTCTACATCAAAAGAATCAAATAAGCCAGAATAGCGAGGAATCAAAGTAACCATCCGAGAGCCAGCCCAGAAAAAAAGAATAGAATCAAACTCCAGATCCTCAGTTATACGAGATTCAGAATCACCAACCGACTTAGTAAGCGTAATTTTGCGGGTGATACGCCTACCATACGCAAAAATACGAAAACGACATTCAACAAGATACATATCATCACACAAATCACGCAATTTTTTGTCTATATCAAAAGTTTGAGAAGCGAGATAAACGCGAACCCTATGATGACGTTGGAGCTTGAACCAGTCTCGGACTTCAGGTTTAAAATTCTTAAAATGGCGATTATCCCAAACCATACCGGCTTCATCAATGATTAGAACAGAATCAGGCGGGATATTGTAGAATCCAATATCAGATTCTGAAATAACATGTGCATTTGGTAAAGGAATATTTGCATAAATCTGCTTTCCAGCTTTAAAAGCTTCATACGCAATTCTTGTTAAAGTTGTAGATTTACCAGAACCTTTTTTGCCAAAAATCATTGTAAGCTTATAAGGATTAACAAATTTTAGAGTAGCGAAGTGCAAAAAAATAATAAAACAACAAAAAAGAACTACGAGAAAAAGTAAAAAATGTAACATAGCAATATAAAATATAAAAA